AGCAAAGAAGTCTGGTAAGAAAATGGTAATGAAGAAGGCTGCAAAGAAGCGTGGCAAGTAAAAAAGACTCACGGATTAAAAGGGCTGGCGTATCAGGTTTTAACAAACCCAAGCGTACGCCAAGCCATCCAACTAAGTCACATGTTGTGGTTGCCAAAGAAGGCAGCCAAGTAAAGACTATTCGTTTTGGTCAGCAAGGCGTTAGTGGCGATAAAAAGTCTACGCCTAGACAAAAATCATTTAAAGCACGCCATGCTAAGAACATTGCCAAAGGCAAAATGAGCGCTGCTTATTGGGCAGATAAGGTGAAATGGTGAAGGGTAAAGCATTTTGGGACAAGAAGAATCCAAAGAAAACATCAACGAAATTAACCTCCTCACAGAAGGCTGCTGCAAAAGCAAGAGCAAAGGCTGCGGGTCGGAAGTATCCGAACCTTGTGGACAATGCTGCTGTGGCACGGATGAAAAAGAAGAAGGGTAAGTAATGGCAACAGGAGCAGCAGGAAGCACTTTTACGGGAGAACTTAACCGTCTAGCCAACGGTGGTACATATCCCGTTTATACGGTCTATAAGGCATCACAGGGCGCTGCTAATGCCTATGCTGGCACATCTGGTCTAGGACTTATTGCTGCCCTTAATTACAAGGCTAGTTCCTCCCGCCAGCCTAATGACTATAAAGGTTTAAACGCTATCTGCAATGAACTTGCTGGCACCTCTGGGCTATCAGCCGTAGTTGCTTTAAGGAGTATTGACTTATGAGTACATTTGCTCAACTAGCAGACCGCGTTGAGGCTGTACTGCATGGCTATACAGAGAACACAGAGCCTGCCTCATGGCTTACTACTAGCGCTACCAGCACAACCACATCGCTGACTGTTTATGATGCCAGCGTAATTGGTCGTGGTTATGTACAGATTGACGATGAAATTGTATTCGTTAACTCTACAGACAATGTATCAAATGTTCTTACTGTAGCCCCTTGGGGTAGAGCGCAGCGTGGCACAACTGCTGCTGCCCATGATGCTAATTCTAAAGTAACCATGGCTCCATTATTTCCAAGGCAAGAAATTAAGAACGCTATTAATAATGCTATTGATGCTATGTACCCAAGTGTATTTGCTATTGGCTCCTATGATTTTGATTATGTAGCAGCGCAGTATTCCTATGGAATCCCTGCTACCGTAGAAAATGTTTTATCTGTAACCTACTCCATTATTGGTCCTTCCAAGGAGTGGTTCCCTGCTCGTGCATGGCAGTTAGATAGAACTGCAGACTCAGATGCTTTTGCTACTACAAAGAGTCTATCTATTTATTCAGAGATTGTTCCTGGACAAACTGTGCATGTTACCTATAGCAAGCGCCCAACGCTGCTTACTAGCAATGAACAAGAGTATTCAACAGTTACAGGCTTTCCTTCTTATTCGGAAGATGTTGTTATTTATGGCGCAGCCTTCCGCATGATTTCTTTTCTGGACCCTTCACGCCTTGGGGCTCAGTCTGCAGCAGCAGACATATTAGATGGCGTACGCCCAAATGGTTCAGGGCAGAACGCAGCCAGATTCTTGTTTAACATTTATCAGCAGCGTTTAAACGAAGTGGCGAATAACCAACGCCGTCAGTATCCAATCCGTTCGCACTATCAGAGATAAGGTAGAAAATGGCAGCAGGCGACCCAGGCTCCCCAGCGCGGTACTACTCATCAACCGCAGTAGAAACTTCGCTCCAATCATCCATCCCCGCACAATCTCAGGGACAATCAAACACATCCTTTATTGTTGCATCGGTTAGCGGTTTTCCATCATCGTTGCCATACACACTTATTGTTGACCCCGATACATCTAAAGAAGAAGTTGTCACAGTAACTGCCGCTTCCAGCACAACCCTTACTGTAACTCGTGGTGCTGACAATACGCAGGCTGTTGCCCACTCTGCTGGTGCAGTGGTACGACATGGTGTATCTGGTCGTGACTTCCGCGAGGAACAGGCACACATTGCTGCTCGTGGCTATGATATTGATGAAACAATCCTTACTGCTGCTAACCAAACACATGTCCATGGCATTGCTACTGGTGATGGTGTTATCGTTGGTACAACTAAGGCTCAGACCCTTACTAATAAAGTTTACTCAAGCGGTACTGTAACTGGTGCATTTACTGCAACCAGCGCAACATTTACTGGCGGTACATTTACTTCAGCCACAGTAACAAGTTCAACAGTGACCTCATCTACAATTGTATCAAGCACGCTAACTGGTTCTTTTACAGCATCTGCTGCTACTTTTGTAAGCCCAACTATCTCTGGCTCACCAGTCATTACTGGTCTATCTAGCGCAGGTATGGTTGATTCCTCTGCAACTCCAAAGATTTATGTAGATAGCATCCTTGGCTCTGCTACTTCTGCTGCAATCTCTGCAGCATCTGCTGCAGCCAGTGCAACTGCTGCTGCTACAAGTGCAACGAGCGCTGCGACATCTGCAGGCAGTTCAGAAACATCTGCAATTTCATCTGCAACCAGTGCTACGGCTGCTGCTACTTCAGCAACCTCTGCTGCTGCTTCAGCCACGGCTGCTGCTACCAGCGCTACAAGCGCTGCTGCAAGTGCAACGGCTGCAGCAACATCAGCAACCAGTGCTGCTGCATCCGCTACTACTGCTGCTGCTTCTGTAGCAGCAATTGCAGGTTATGCAACATCTGCTGCTAACAGCGCAAGTGCTGCTGCAACTTCTGCTACTTCGGCTGCTGCTTCTGCTACTGCTGCTGCGACAAGCGCAGCAAGTGCTGCTGCTTCAACAAGCGCTGCTGCAGCATCTGCTGCTGCTGCTGCAACATCTGAAGCCAATGCAGCCACATCTGCTACAAGCGCAGCCAACTCAGCAACTGCTGCAGCAACTAGCGCAACTAGCGCAGCAAACTCTGCAACGGCTGCTGCAACCTCAGCAACTTCAGCAAGTGCATCTGCCGTTGCTGCTGCCACAAGTGCTACAAGTGCATCCGCTTCTGCAACGGCAGCAGCAACAAGTGCATCATCTGCACTTACTTCTGCTAACAGTGCTGCTACATCTTATGACCAGTTTGATGATAGATACCTTGGTAACAAGTCATCTGACCCAACCTTAGACAATGATGGCAACCCACTATTAACTGGTGCGCTTTACTTTAATGATGTGCTTGATGCTATGAAGGTTTATAACGGCGCTTCTTGGGACTTAGTAGCCCCTGATACATCTAACTTTATTGACAAAGCAATTCTTACCGCCAAGGGCAGTATCATCTCAGCAAGCACAGCATCAACCCCTGTAGCCCTGACTGTTGCTGCTACTAATGGCTACCTTCTTAGTGTTAGTTCAGCAACCACTTCAGGGCTTGCTTGGATTGCTCCACCAGTAGATATATTTTCACTTAACTTACAAACATTAACATCTAACTACACAATAGATGCTGGCTATAATGCACATAGTGTTGGTCCTGTAACAATAGCAACAGGAATTACAATAACAATACCAAGTGGTGCCACTTGGTTAATCGGATAAGGAGAAATAAATGAGTCTATTGAAAACTGCGGGTATCCAACACCCAGATGTTGGTACCCAATCTATAACAATTGATGGGTCAACAGGGGTAGTTTCTTTCCCTAACGGTGGTCCAGGAGATTTAACCGCAGTGTCTGCAGGTACTGGTATTTCAGTTGCCTCAAGCACTGGACCAATTCCTACTGTTTCTATTGATACTGCTGTGACTGTTGACCTTAATACTGCACAGACTTTAACAAATAAAACATTAACTAGCCCCGCTATTAATCAAGCGACATTTACTGATGGTGTAGTAAAAGGACTAGAAGAAGATATTAATGTTGTTGCTTCTGCTGCAACTGGAACAATTAACTTTGATGTTTCAACTGCCTCAATTTGGTACTACACATCTAATGCAACAGCAAACCATACTTTAAACTTTAGATACAGTAGCGGCGTTTCACTTAATACGGCTTTAGCCACAGGTGATGCAATTACTTTGGTATGGCTAAACACTAACGGTGCTACCGCTTATTATCCAAATGTTATTCAAATTGATGGCAATACGGTAACCCCTAAAGTCCCTGCTGCTATTACTTCTGGTAATGCTTCGGCTATTGATGCGTATTCATTTACGATTATTAAAACTGCATCTGCTACATTTACTGTTTTAGAAACACAAACTAAGTTCGCCTAAAGGAGATTTGATTATGCCAATTATCGGAACACTTGGTGGTACTTCTGCTAGAGGATTTGGTGGATTGCGTACTTTTGTTAATTTTCTTGGACTTACCGCAGTTGATTATCTTGTTGTCGCAGGTGGGGGTGGCGGTTCTCGTTATACTCCTGGCGGTGCTGGCGCTGGTGGTCTGCGTTCTACTGTAACGGCAACAGGCGGTGGTGGAACTTTAGAAACTCCTAAGAGTATGAGTCTTAATACTGCTTATACAGTAATCGTTGGCGCTGGTGGTGCTGGTGCTAACACAAATTTGATAGCAGGTGGAAATGGAACCAGTTCATCTCTTTCAGGGTCAGGTATTACAACTGTAAGCACTACTGGTGGCGGTGGCTGTTGGAACGAAAATGGTCCACCTTCAAGCGGTGGTTCGGGTGCAGGTGGTTCAAGGAGTTTTGAAACTGGCGCAGCAGGAACAGTTAATGAAGGTTATGCTGGTGGAAACGCAAGTTTTGTACCTGGTTGGGGTGGCGGTGGCGGTGGTGGTGCTGGCGCGGTAGGTGGAAACGCTGGCTCAGGCATTGCTGGAAATGGTGGCGCAGGTGTAGCGGTTTCTATTAGTGGAAGTTCTGTGACTTATGCTGGTGGTGCTGGTGGCGGAATCTATAACGGAACTGCTGGCACAGGCGGTGCTGGTGGTGGAGGAAATAGCACATCAGGTAATGCTCAACCTACTGCTGGTGGAACAAATCTAGGCGGTGGCGGTGGCTCGGCTGGAGCAGATGGAAGCGCAGTAGTTTGGTACAACGGCGCAAACGGCGGTTCAGGTCGCGTTATAGTGCGTTATGGTTCATCTACTAGACTTGCTTCAGGTGGAAATACTATTACTCAAAGTGGTAATTTTTGGATACACGATTTTACTTCATCAGGAACTTTCAATACAACTCCATCTTATCTTGCTAAAGCATCAGGTGGAACAGTCACTACAAGCGGGGGATATTGGTATCACACTTTTCTGGGGTCAGGAACATTTACTCCTACACAAAGTATTACCACAGACATATTGGTTATCGCTGGTGGCGGAGCAGGTGGCGGAAACTTATCTGGTGCGGGCGGTGCGGGCGGTTTATTACACTATTCTTCACAAGCATTAACTGCGACAAATTACACAGTTACAGTAGGTGCTGGTGCGCCTCGTAATGTTATAGGTGGTAATGGTCAGAATGGTTCAAATTCGCAGTTTGGTTCTTTAACTGCTTCTTTAGGCGGTGGCGGTGGTAACTCAATTAACTCTGGAACACAAGCGGCTGGAACTGCATCTGGTCAAGTAGGCTCAGGTGGCGGCGGTGGATATGGAAATAACGCGGCTGGTATTGGCACATCAGGTCAAGGTAATAATGGTGGAACTTCGGGTGGCTCGCAAGCAGGTGGCGGTGGTGGTGGAGCAGGTGGCGCTGGGTCAAGCGGTTCAGGTTTTAATGGTGGCGCTGGCGGTGCTGGTTCAAATACTTACTCAACTTACGCTAGTGCAACTTCAACTGGAGTAGGTGGTTATTATGCTGGTGGTGGTGGCGGTGGTGGAGATAGTTCGTCTGGTGCTGGTGGTTCAGGCGGTGGTGGAGCAGGTGCAAGTTCTTCAGACGGATTTGACGGAACTGTAAATACTGGTAGCGGCGGCGGTGGTTCTCGTCAAAGCGGTTCAACTCGCGTTGGTGGCGGGGGCGGTTCAGGTATTGTTATCATACGGTACGCCGTCTAACGAAAGGTTAATATGAAAAATAATGTAAGCAAAATTAAAGAGAATAAACAAACTAAATGCTTTAGTTATGAGGTTGTTATGTTAGTTCACATTATTGCCGATAATGAAACTACCGCTAAAACTCAACTTGATGAAAAGGGCGGAATAGTTACAAAAAGAGATGTAAAATTAGTAAATACACAAACTCTCTACGGAGAGGAAAAGGAGTAGATATGGGTCACTACGCAAAGGTAGAAGATGGAGTTGTCACACAGGTAATTGTGGCTGATGGTCCCGATTGGTGCGAACAGAATCTAGGTGGCGAGTGGGTTCAGACTTCCTACAACACATCAGGTGGCGTTCACTCAGGCGGTAAGTTCCCTATCCATAAAAACTATGCTGGTATTGGCTATTTATTTGATGGTGTAGGTTTCTATGCTCCACAGCCATATCCTTCTTGGACAAAAGATGAGGCAACTTATCTATGGAACGCTCCTGTTGCAATGCCTACTGATGGTAAGGCTTATTCTTGGAACGAAGAAACACTATCTTGGGATGAACTAGAACTACCAACAGAGTAAGAAAGCAGGGGACAATGAGCCTAGTAAGCGACATATTCCCTATCTTTAGAGATATAGATGACCATATTGACACAGCAGAAACGCTAGTATTTAAGGAGCAACATGGCAGGCAGTAGACCACCCGATATATCTGAACGCGTAATCATTGACTTATCGGGTCGCATCTCTACATACTTTGACCCCACTACCTATAAATATGATGTTGCTATCGGTGGTATGCCTTTCATCTATGCCATTACTGATAACACTCCATACCGTAGGCAGACTGCAGAGTTTCGTACTCAGCGTGTAGACCAACTCCGTGACCCAGGCGAGCAGTCGCTTTCTGGTTCTGGCTACTGGATTAGAAGCCAATCATCATTTCATCTTGGTGCAGGCTCTACCTATCAGGAACCTATAATTGGCACGCTAGAAGAAGCACGCTTTCGCTTTAGTTCATCTGTTGGCATCAACCCTTGGACTCCAGGACAAATCTCGCTACTGCGCAGAACCTTCCTACAAGAAGCGTTCACTGGCGATAGCCGTGTATTTAATACCATCATTGATGGCGTTGAGTATCTAATACTGGTCAAGTACGCCTCTACTGAGGCAGCACGCGTTGTGCGTATCAGAGCAAGCGACTACTCAGAAACTACTATTGTCAACAACACTTCACTTACTGAGAACATTATTGCAGTAGCCATGGGTGGTAATGACTTGATGATGGTTACCCCTACCAAGGTATGGCGCTACTCATTTGACCAAAACTCCCCCGCACTGCACCAAGACTATGCAATCAACGCAGCAAACGCCGAAACAGGAACTATTGCCTATGTCAAGAATCGTTTTATTCTTGGTTATCATGACACAAACCAAAGCACATTTGTTTATGAAATAAACAGAAACACTGGCGCATCAATCAACCTCAGCACACTTACTCCAGTTAATGGAAGCAGCACTCTGCCTTTCGGCTACACCTTCAGGGCTGTAACTGAAACTGGCGCTGCTATCTATGTTGGCGGATTCTCTGGTGAGCAAGGCAATGTCTACAAGATTACTGTTGCTAACGATGGCAGTTTAAACACTATGACCAGCGTAATCACGCTGCCTAGTGGAGAAAACATTACTGGTTTACTTGGATACCTTGGCACCTATGTTGCTATCGGTACAAGCAGAGGCTTGAGAATTGCTATTGCCAACGAAGTTGGCGACCTGTCTTATGGACCATTGATATTTGAATCAAACCTTGGCATCTACAAGATGAGCGCATATAGCAGATTCATCATTGCTGGTGTTGACTCTGGTATTGGTGGCTACTCTGGTGTTTATAGAGTTGACCTATCACAGCCATTAACAAATGGTGCCTATGCATACTCCACAGATATTTATGCAGAAGGTACAACGGGTAAAGTAGAAGGCGTTGCAAACCTTGGTGATGGCAGAATTGCTTTCTGTGTAAACGGTGATGGTTTATTTATTGAGCATGCCACTGAACTTGTTGAGTCAGGTGAAATCACCACAGGTATTATCCGTTACGAAACCCTTGAGAACAAGGCATGGAAGCGTATAAAACTACGCACCGAAGGAACATTGCAAGGTGATATTGATATTTTCCGCGTTGATAATGGAGTGGATTCAGCCTTTCGTACTGTAACTCAAGGAAGCACAGAGGACTATGACTATGACTTATCCTCCGTTTATGAGGATGTTAAT